AACTTTGCTTTTGTTCTTTCATATTGACCTTGTATAAACATACTTCCACCAATCAAATTATTAGCAGCTACATCACCATTTTTCTTTCTGTAATTATCTACAACATTTAAAAATCCACCACTATCTACAACTTCTTCTATAGCTTGCCTTTGTCCTTCTGCCTGATCTTCTGCAATTTTTTCTTTTATGTTTTGCTCTATTAATTTATTTAATCCAGGATTTATTGTTGATAATGCACTAGCTAATTGACCTATAGCATCTTGTGTATTAACTGGTGCAATCCTACTTTGAGTTACAAAAGTGTCTCTTGGCCTTGCAGCAGGTTTAAATTCTGTTCCTATGTAAGAGTCGGTCATAATGCTAAAGCTCGTAGGGTTGTGTAATCTTGTAGTCCTTGATTAGCTGTTTGTGCAATCGTATCTAATAGTGTAGGTGCTTTCTGTGCATTTACATATGCTTGATTTTGTATATCTTCTTGTTGATTAAATCTACTATCTCTCTTTGCTTCTAATGCTTGTACATCCCTAGAATATTGATTAGTTTGTGATTCCATAGTTTGTGTTATTGCTTCCCTTAAGTTAGCAGCTTGATTCTCTGCATCTTGTAATAGTAAATCTATTGTAAGACCTGCTCTTTCTGTTGCTCTTATAGCTGCCTTTGCTTTAAGTCCTTTTATAGTAGCTGTAAGTTTTTGTTGTGCAGCAGAAGCCCTTTCTTCTTTTAACCTTGCTGCTGTAGCTTCTACCTCTCTTTGAAATGCTAAGTCAGCAGCTATAGCACCTTTTCTAGCAGCTTCATATGCGTACTGTGCCTGTGCGTTTAATGCTCTTCTTTGTGCAAAACCTTTTAATAAATTTGTACCTAAATTTAATGCTTGTCTGCCTAAAAATGGTCTTGCAGCAGCACCTAACCCTAAAAAACTACTACTTGCAACACCTAAAGATGGTAAAGCAAAAGTACTTGCTAATGGAATTGCACTCGCAGCAGTAAATAAACCAGGAGCAGCTAATGTAGGAATTGCAGCAGCAGCACCTAAAGATGGTAATGCAGCAGCAGCACCAAAACTAAGTCCAGCACCAGCACCCGCAGCACCCGCAGCTAAAGGAGCAGCAAAAATACACATTATACGATCCTCATAAATTCATAAAACGGTTGTTGTTTATGTCCATAATTTTCATGTAAATTAATAAAATTAAAATTCATAGATCTCAACCATTTAATAGCACTCTTATTTTCTTTATAAACATAATTATATAAATAATCGTGATCTTTTAATAAACTATTAACCCATTCTCTACCTTTTCTTATAAGTTGTATTCTATATTTTTTTGTTGCATATAATTCTTCTGTAGCTACAAACCATATGCATTTATCTTGTGCTACTCCACATAATCCCATTGGTTGATCTTGATCCCCTGCAACAGTCATTGTGATTTTACTACATAAATAACTATAAGCTACTGCATCTTCTGGTGTTTGACCACTTTGATAATAAGCTTCTATTTTATCCATTACTCTCATGTTTTTTATTACATGATCTAAATCTTTATTATTTGATTTACGTAAATATCCCATTAAATTCTCTTACTCCTTATATGGAATTGTGCTTCGTATTCTGCACTTGCTAATTGTGTAGGTAAAAACGTATCATTTTTCACATCTATAGTTACCCTATCTGCTCTACTCATAACAGGAAATCTAAATGTACCTGTTTCTAATTTTATGTCACCAATAGAACTAGATGCAGCACCTAAAAATCTACCTGTAAATTTATGAATACTTGTATCTCTATTTTCTGGTGTAACTTCTACTTTAAAAAATCCAGTATCTTCAAATTTAAGATAAAAATTACGTAGCTGTAAACGACCACTAATTACTTCTCCCTGATTATTATTACCTGATTGAGTAAGACGTTGTTGACTAAATCTATAATGCATTTCATATGATTCACCTATTATAAATTTACTATTTCTATAATCACCACTAATAGTAATTGTTGATGTAGATCCATCTACAGCATTAGAAGTTAATAATACTTGTCCTGGTTTCAATGTTTTTGTATTACCTTGCGTATCTACAAATGTACTTGTTTCTCCTGTATTTAAGTATCTTCCCACTACCGTCATCTTTGCCCTTAAACGATAAGGAACTGTAAATGTAGAAACATCTGTACCTGAGTCATAAGACACACTTACACCAGTAGTAGCTTCTGTTACCTTATGATCTAAATGAAACTCAAACTCTGCAAAATTTTCTCTAAAATTTGCTTCAAAAGGTATTTTTTCTAACGTAACTTTATTAGCTTCTTCAAATAAAATAAATAAATCTGTACCTATAAAATCTATATTTTTTATACTTCTGTTTGCATTAAAAGTATATGTTGACCAAGAATTAAGTATCTTTCTATTGTTATCACCTATCAACCATCTATTTACATATAATTTATTAGGCTCATCTGCACCTAGTAATATTAAAACATCTTCGTTAGTTGATACTGCAAATTTAAATATATTAGCTGGTATAAGTCTAGGAACATGAATAGTAATGTTTGCAGCATCTTTTATAGCTGCTTTTTCTTGTGTTATATATTCTCTTACACCTGCAAACTGTCCTTTATCAGTTAAATAATATATAGATGCACCACTACCAACAGGTGCAACTAAATCACTACTCTCAAATTCTGTAGCAACAATAATGTTTGCAGTTTTTGGAGTTAATGTATCAGAAGAACTAGCTAATACAAATTGCGTTTGATCTGAAAATAATATTAATTGTTCTCCCATTGTTACAGCATTTTTTAATATCGCTACTTTTGTATGTGATGCAGCTACATCTATAGGATCTGAATCTACTACTGTAATAACTGTTTCTGGAAAAAAATTAAAAAACTCTGAAACTCTTGATAAAACTACATTGTCATCTGCTAAAAATCCTAATCTGTTTCTAAAGAAAAATACATTGTTTATTTTTGTACCAATAAAAGAAGAGTTTGGTGCTGACTCTAAATCTCCTACAGTCCTTTCTCCCCATTTAGGTAAAGTAAAATCAGTACCACTTATCGTATATGTATCACCATCAACTCTTGCAAATCTAAAGTTACCATCTGCCTGTCTTATAAGAACGTGTGGCATTGTCGCATAATCATATTTGAATGTAATACCAGCTTCTACAGTTTCTTCCCATTGACCTTCTTCTAACGTGCCATCAACAGTACTGTTATTAGCTACAAACTTTACGTAATAATTATCAAAATTTGTAGTTTCATCACCTTTTACTTCTACTACATATCCATGTGGTGAAACTCTTGGAAGATCTGTAAATCTCTGTACTGAATTTTTTACAACCGTAAGCTGTGTATTACCTTGTGTGTCATTACCATCTATAGAAAAATCACTACCATCATTTTTCTTAATATGTAATACTGCACCATTTTGTGCAATCGTAAATCCAGACAAACTAGAATTTAATGAATTTTTTAATTGTGTTGCTACTGTTGTTGTACTTAATGGATCGTCAGAAGAGGTATCGTGTGACGCTGTAGAACCATTTACAGTTACCTTATATGTAGTTTTATCTGAAACTTGATTAACAAATACTATAGCCTGTGTAATATTGCCAGGAGATAAGGCACTATCCATTGCAGCAGTAATAGTTGTATTTACAACAAAAGTAAAATCTGCAATCGTAACAGTTTTTATTTGATCTCTAGGATTAGATGTATTTAAATATGCTGTACCATCTGGTTTGTTTACTGTTAGTTCCGTACCATCTAATTCATAGACTTTTACATTTCCGTTACTAAATACTGCTATATATCTTTCTGTTATATCTCTATTTATAGTTTGTACATGAACATTTCCTAATGTTGAATTACTTATCGCAGTAATAAAATGTGATCCACTACGCTTTGTTAATCCTTGTACTGGACTACTATTTGCATTATCTTGTAAATCTGCATGATCCGCTTGCTTTGTAGCATCAGCAGCTTGCGATATACCTCTTAGTAAAGTAGGTATAGATCTTGATACAACACCCATAATTACCTAATTAATGCTTTATGTGGCATAAATGTACCAAACTTACCTGAGATTGATGGATCTCCTGTTAAAACATTATGGTCTGCAATACTAGCATCACTATCTAACAATACTGCTCTAGCTCTTACTTCGTCTTGTTGTGTATAAGTACGTAAACCATCATCACCTATAGTTCTATCTACAAACATTCTTGCAGCTTTTATATTTATATATCTTCTTGCTGGTTCTGGTAACTCATCAAATTTTATAAAATATACTATTTCAGCTTTTAAATCTTCTGTAAAAGAAAAAGTATGATTTTTTCTATCGTATAATTTTAATCCTCTTTGTACAGGATCTATATCAGGATGATTTGCAACACTTACATCTACACGTAGAACATTTGTAGGTAATGCAACGCTATTTCCAGCATCCCTTGTAAGCACTACATCATATTCATAATTAAATGACCATCCTTCACTTTGTACTTCTTTACTTACTTCGTTTAAAATACTTTGTGCATTTCTTACATCTACTGGCAAAGTTCCTGTAAGAGAGTTAATAGGTGCTTCTCCTATCGCACCTAACATAACATTAATAGCTTCTAATTCTGTTGTAGCTGCTATTGTCATCTTTTCTTCGCAGTCTTAGCTGCTCTTCTAAAATTTGCTGCGGTAGGAGCACCTTTACTACCTGGCTTTCTCATCCTTTCACCAGATCCAGCCTTAATACGCTTTCTTTTTGCGTGGATGTTTGCGTATAAACCAAGTTTTTTCTTAGCCATAATTACATCATTTTTTTTGTGGTTTTCTTTTTCTTGGTAGTTTTCTTTTTCTTAGACTTAGGTTTTGTCTTGGAACTACCGTAACCTATTCCTTTTGGCATAAAAAAAAAGGGTATCTAGTAATAAGATACCCCATTTTAGTAATTTAGGAAGCAGATAATTTAATTGTTGCTGCTGCTTCTGGTCTTAGGATTCCATGACCAAGAGCATACTTAGCAACCATCAATGTACCTTGATACATTAAGTTGTAGTCTGCACCTGAGATTTCAGTTGTCATATCCATCAACTTAACTGTACCTACAGCAGATTTATGGAATACAAGTCCAATAGTTTTACTATCGTCACCTGAGTATGTGTTGTTTGCACCTGATGGGTTAGATCCAACGTTTGACTGTGGAACATTGTTACTCATCATTACAGGCATACCAGCAATTTGCTGTACTCTACCTGATGCAAAAGAACCGTTACCTCCTGGGTTAAAGTCAACATCTATTGTTCTTGTTGCTGACTCTGCAAGTTTGTAATACTCAGCAGGTGGTAAAACTACAAATCTATCTGTAGTAGGAATGTCTCTTTCATCAAATGTCTGAGCAATGTCATAAATAGCAGCAGCTAACTCATCACCAGTAACATTTGCAGATGCAGTATTACCAGAAGCAAGAGTTAGAACAACACCGCCATTACCACCGCTAAGAGTAGTAGATGCACGACTCGCATTAGCGATTACCTTCGCTACGTTTTGATCGAAAGTTCTGGCTAAAGCCTTTCCTAATTCGGCACTATAGGTTTGTCTAACGTCATAGTGGTTCTTCAAACTGTCTATGTCCGCTACAAAAGCCTGTGATATTAATAGATCATCAATATTTATGATCTTTTCATTAGCCTTTATTTGGTTTGCTCCAACGAGAGGAGTGCCAACGGTATGATACGCTGCTGTAGCTGTACCCAAGACAGGGAATTGTGCTGATTTTCCGCTTGCGATAGATCTAACGGTATGCATTGCTTCGTTGAAAATATTATTTTCAGCAAAAGCTGTTAGAATCTCACCCGAAAACGTTTTTAAAAATAACGCATCAAAGTCTGTACCTGTATTATTAACAAGTCCTAGCCTTGATACTGTGGCATTAGCCATTTTTCTAGTAATAGTAAGGGTTTACAGACTTCTTATCCATGACGTAAAAGTGTTATCAGACGTATCTGGCACTTTTAACTTACAAATCAACTCTGCTAAAAGTCAAAATGGAAGTGAAGTTAGTTGAATTATAACAAAAACTTATATAAGGTAAAGTTAATATAACTAAAAATCGTTATGCCACTTACTCCTAAACAAAGAAAGTTAGATAAAAATAAAAACAATAGAATAGATAGTAGTGATCTTGCTAAACTAAGAAGCAAAAAAAATGCCAAAAACAAAACAAAAAAAAGAACTAACAAAAAGACAGCTTGACGCTTTAGCTCGTCATAAGAAAACACATGGTCATACAAAAAAACATATAGATGAAATGAAAAAGCTTATGTTAAAAGGTAAAACTTTTACTCAGGCACATAACGCTGCTATGAAAACTAAAGGTAAATAGTTAATTATTTTTGATGCTGTACTGCCTTGTCATCATAGACATTGTGACGTACAAAGGAGCTAGTGCCATAATTCCTACAAAAGTTATTATGGTTACAGGCACTAAGGCTCTTGCAAAAGCTTCTCTCATAACATGGATGAAATATACTACCCAAACCTACCAGATACAAACTATATACTCAATCCTCCTAAAACAATTTTTTACCCTCCCCAAGCGGAAGTGCCTTATTTAGATCCAGTTCTTTTACCGAGTCTGGAACAAGTTCAGTCGGGTTTGGCAGAAGAGAAGGCAAATACTTCTTCAGAAGAAAAGGAGCAAGACGAGGAAGTAACAGGTATAAAGCAAGAAGTGATCCCAACGAACCTGCCAAAAAACTTAGAAAATACTTCATTAGAAACTGTAGCTACATTCAATGTACCGTTCTTTGGTGAATTTCCAATACCAGCACCAGAAGTAATAGCTTCGTCAGTTATATCAAGTGGAGTAAGTGCAACTTTAGCTGTAACTGGTTCAATAGTTCTACAAAGTTTAATCACACAATTTAAGAAAATTATGAAAAAAATATTTACTAAGGTTTTGAAGAAGGAGGTGAAGGATTTGCAAACAAAGAAGGATTAGCTTTTACATAACT